GCCCCCTCCCGGGCCCCCTGTGCGGGGTGAAAAACAAACAAAATAAATACAGAGTGTACGGGGGCGTACACTCCGGCTGCACAGATTTTACGCTTCGCAGGCAACCACGTAATGTGGAATCTAAGTGATGAGTTCAAGGTCGATTAATCTTGAGTCATTGGTAAATATTAAGGTGAAAGGCACCACACCTTTCATTCTTTGTGAAAAGTACAAATTAAACTAGGTCGAAGCAATTGATGGCAGTTAAAGGTGTAAGGAACACCATACAAAAAGCGATTAATTGTGTTCTTTGGATAAGACGCGTCGACAGAATAAATACAATCATTGTTAGTACGATCCACGAGAGTGATGTCACTGATGCAGAAGCTGAGACCAGAATTGAGCTCACTAGGAAATGCATCACGATCAGGACAACAATTGCTAAGCCGATCTGCAGAATTGTAGATGTGAGCATTGTTGGTTCCTAGAAAGTAAGCATAAAAATTTTGCGGTGTATAAGCCGTTGAAGTACAGTAAGCATAAGCAACTAAACCACCAACAGCTCCTTCCCCGGTACCATTAGTCGGCGTATGGTAAATAAATACACCATCCTTCATAAAACAGCTGTTGTGATAATTCAGATAAGGAGTATAGCGAACAGTCGGAACAAAAGTAGGATAAAAATTTTGTAAATTCGAAACTGGACCGGGTGTAGGAAGTAAGGCACGACCATAACTGTCATTAAAGCGAACCAAGATTGCGGAAGAGTCACCAACAAAAGGAGTAATAGCCGGTTTTTGGTTTCCACCACAAAACTTAACGTCATTAAAATTGGAATAAAGAGTGAAACTAAACGAAATAAGTGAACAAATCACAACAGCGAATAGTAGCCTTCTAAGATCCAAAAGATAACGTTCAATAATGTGTATGTTTGTAACGGGAACCAAAATTGAACTAACTGTTTCCTCTAAGTCGGTAATCAGAACGCGCAATCGATTTTCATTGTTTGAAGACATTGCAACGGTCGTATGGAGTGATATTTGGTAAATTGAAGAAGCATATCAACAACAATCTAAAGAAACATGTCGACACCTTGTTTGACAAGAGGTTCAAGAAATTTACCAAAGATTGGTACCATTCCAGAAAGACCGGGTACAGAGCTTTTGACAATATGGGCAATGACGTTCTTAAGAGTCCCCCAGAAGTTCATTCGACTGGGGTAAGCCGAACCCATGCGCGAACTAATCTCCTTATGCAAGGCAATGGCACAACTATCAAGTTCAATTGCTTTATGAGTATAGTATTGAAGTGGGCTATCGAAACCAACCGCAGCTTCCAAACCAAGATAAATCTTCAGTTCAAAAGTGCTAACCGGATCAATTCCCATGAAATGGCTAACTGAGGCATTGAAATTGAAAGGTTCGTCAAACAGGAAGTCGAAGGTAATCCGATTGTCTATATTCTTAGGTAAATCACTAGATTTGAAAAAGAACAAGGCAAAAGGGTTCACCAACATACAACCTGAAGTGAGCGAAGCTGAGTCATTATATGTGTATGGAATAACTTCCATGAAGAAGAAATTCGGGTCAGTAATTTTGTGAGGAAAGTACGCACCATCTTTGGCCTTACCCAATAAACACGAAGGATCCATCTCAGCGAGATTAGAAACCCAAGTGTCCAATGAGGAGGGTCCATTAAGATTAAGCGAGGAACCATTATACTGAGCGGAAGTGAGAGGCCAGACACGATAATTTAAAGATGGATGCGGAACGAGAGAACCAGCAACACCTGTATCAGGTAAACCAATGGATTCGGGTAGATATTTATGCGGTAATTGAGAATGTACTGCTTCACCTTGATCTTTAATCGAAGCACCTGTAAACTGAAGTGTAGATCCGAAGAACATCAATCTAGCTTTAACAACACCGTTAGCATGTTCCTTCAATTTGTATGGTAACGCTCCGAACTGGTAAACGCAATCTTGGACGCCTAAAGCACCTTGATACGCCATCCAAAACGTAGTCAATGCAACTGGTGAATTGACAACGATTAGGTTGTATACGAGGTCGGGATTAAAATTGACGGGTGTAAGCGGTGCGGACGATTTAAAACCAGAAAGTGGTAGATTAATCTTGAAAATTTCGCGTTCTTGAGGTGTGACAACCTGTGTACCGGAAGCATCAGGGACTCCATAACAGGTCCCGTTACTTTGGTTTGCAGGGTCTAAAATTTTGTGTAACCAATTGCGACCGTTGACCGTTGTAGTACCTGCCCCTCCCGTCGAAACGAGTTTGCGGGGTGATTCTAGTCGGTTGTGGGGTCGAAACTGGGGGTTTGCAGCATTCACTAAACGAGTCACACGTTTTCGAGCAATCTGGGTGGGTCGAGCTGATTTCGGTTTCTTTAGGATTGACACTTTGGAGAGATCTTTGACAATCTCCTTTTCTGTCTTCTTCAAGCTTTTTGCATTCATGTTCACAACAGACAAAAACAAAATCCATTGGTTATGAGTAAATATTTGGTGTTAATTTCGTTTTGAGTATACAGCACCTAATTGGTCAACTCTACTCCTAAATGTATAATGTCCAGAAGCGTGAATTGTCTTTTCAATTAATTTATCGGAGAATTTTTTTAAACAGCTAATTCGGGAGCATGCTCTATAACTAGTTAAAAATTTTTTTAATTCAGGTTTCGGTTTGATGCTGATGAAGACATCTTCCATTGGTTGATGCCAATCAATGCTTTTGCGAACAGATGTGTAAGAGGAAAAAGCAAACCAAGCCAAGAAATTAACCATAACTCTAATATCACTCTCAAAGAGACCGTAATGGTCAACATTGGCAGCGATACAATGATCAAGATAATTATTGGATTCGAAGAACTTAAACCAATCGGCAATGCTCGTTTGATATGTACGTATTTCATTGCTGTTAAAGTACGTTTTTGACTGTACTTTGGCGGCCCTATTAACAATGTCCAAAAGAAGGTAATTAGGATCCATGAAAAAGCCACAAAAGAGACTAACATTCGGTTGTTCCAACTTGAATTTCAGGCCACTATTTTCACAATAAACCTTATTTTTCTTATTGACAACGAACGAACTTGCTCTAACATGACTATCATCGCCCTTAATACCAACATAACTAAAATCAAAATCGAAACAGAAAGCAAGGATTATCATATTTACCAGATTATTACCAATCAATGTGTCAGGGGCACCTGAATCTTTTTTATCGAGAACCAAAGATTGGAAAAGCTCTCTACCGTCAAAAACGCGTGACGACCGTTGTTCGAAAAAATCGTCTATAGTCACTTGAGGTATACCCATTGCTGAATAAACCAACATCTCCGCACATCTAGTAAAGTTATTCTGAGTGCTATCGAATTGAGTGAAGTCATTGTCGAAGTTTGAATGATTAGCAACATAATTCAATTTATAACAAGAATGTAATTTACGTTCGTCCATACCATTAAAGATTTGGACGTTTGATTTCAATGATTTGTCTAAAGCCTCGGATGCTGCCCGGAACACAACACAATAGAAGGAACCACGTGTTTTGGTCCATGCAGCAATACCTTGACCGACTTTATCTGTCAGATTAGGGTCAGTGCCAGCTTTAAATTTGCCGATTTGTTTTAGAAAGAAATTCACCCTATACTGGTAGCTATCTTCGGCTATGTTGTAAACCATGCTTTCAATTATTGACTTCGGATATTTACTTTGAGCTGTTTCAGCTAGTTCAACAAATCCTTTCCAAACCATTTCAAAATCAATCTGGGTTACTCCGTTAGTAAACTTATCAATGAAACTATCAACTGCTTCCCTAGCTTGAGTTTGAAAAGAGGTCGGGTTTTCGGTTTTGCAAGTGTAACGTTCAGAAAGACATTCCAGAGTTTGAAAAACATTTGTAGCTTTATAATTCTTTATGAAAGTGGTACCTCGTAATTTCATGACCGGTTTGGTAGGTTTTCTAAGTTCAAAAGCTGTCATTCGGAGCTTCACACCATCAAGTTTGTTTATATCTTTTTGGAGTGAATCCAATGCCCCATCATTCATAGCCGGTACAACTTTACGAAGACTTTCAATTAAACCGGCATGATTATTGATTTTGTCAAAGACCGGTTTATGATCGACAACACGGCCTACATCTGTTTTTCTTTCCTCCACTGGATTCTCAGGGTACAAAGGGTGTCGAACATCAACATTGGTGTAATTATTAGAATCACAACCGATTAGATCTAGTAACCCATTCGGATCGTGGAGTATCATTTTCTTTGTATGTCGTGTGAGAGCAACTACTCGATGACCAATTTTATTAGTTGCAAGAGCATCTGCATCCCCTTCCACGACCAATACAACGTTTGAAAAGGTTTTGCCTTGACATTCATGTACAGTGTGGAACATACCGGGGTAAGTACCATTCAAAAGTTTCTTACCGGCCTGAGTGAAACAAAGACCTTTAAATCCGGTGATATCTGCTGGTAGGTTTTCAACGATTTGAACACTATCGGTGACTTCACTTTTGCAAATTAAGTCATAACCGCAATTCGTGTTTAACCAGTTAACAACATCAAGAGGACATCGATACGTCTCATTCATCTCAATAAGATTAAAACACTCCAAAAAATTCGCTGGTCCTTCATCTAAAGGATGATTTTGTTCGAAATCTATGAACCCGATTTGCTTAGGGTCACCAAAGATATACAATCGTTTACAAAGGTGTTCCAGAATACATAGATAACCAATCGGAAAAAGGAAAGCTTCGTCTAAGAACACATGATCGAATTCAGTATCACCAAAAAGTTTAAGTAACCCCACATGATGTGTGTAAACGTGTAAGCCTTTATAATCTGATTTAAGTTCTTTTGTCGGTGTTATAATAAGACATCTTTTCTTGCCAATTATGCCAACCATTTCACGAATTTTCCTAGACTTACCAACTCCGGGACCCCCTAAATAACAATCAATTGATTTGTTCGGTAATTCTGACTTAAATTTGGTGTTGCTGACGGATGTATGTAAATCAGATAAAAGCTTGGAGTACTCACCTTCCTCTTTCTCCATTGCTGTTTCGAGGTCCGCAGTATAATTGTTTATAAAAGCTGTGATGTTTAAACAAGATTTACTGCCCCCTTTTAGACCAACTTCAATCGTCTCACCGGTGATGCGGGATCGGACGTACCTAATGCTACTACCGTATTCAACGAAAGTGACACGTCTACCGTCGTTATCAAAGTTAGGATCTTGGCTCGGGATTGATGTGAATGAACATGAATCATCTTCTAGTTCTGATTCTGAGACGCTGGAATAGAATTCTGCCATCTCCAACGGATCGATTTCCAACTTCCTTCTTACGGCAGGAGTTTCAACTTCGCTAACTTCACTACTGCTGCATGATATCTGATTTTCATCTTTCAGGGGTGGTGTCAGTTCGTATAAAACTCCGCCAAGCTCACGAGTGCTGGATTTAACTGGTGTTACTGTGGGTGAAACTGGTGTATAACCAATATCAGCACAGTGTTTGTCAATTGAAAATGGTGTGCGCTCAATTTCAGCGTGATGTCTATCAATGATGTCTTTCTTGGTGATTTTACGGTTAAACCGATCAGTCGATTCCTCCACAATTGGTCTTTTATTGTTGTAAGCCACAGAACTAACAAAACTACCTTGATCAAAGCAAATGTGATGACTGTGAGAGCAAACTTGAGCAAAGCACTCTTCACATTCGATTGTAGTATCATCACAAGCATGAATTTTGGTGGCATCCACAACGTCGTGACTAATGTGTAAAATAAAACATTGTTCACAAACGTTATGGTTGCATTGTCTGCAGAATCTATGACCGGCCCAGCATTTAGGGCAGTTGTTTTTATTGCGTCGTTCGGGTGTGCAATAACCTAATCCTTGGTAATCCGTGCCAGTAGATCCAAAATCTGGTCTAGTACCGTCCTGCAATCTGTAATCAAAGTTAGTTCTAGCACTGGGTGTCATATCAGTGATCTTAATAGCACTAACTGCAGAAGTTAGAACTTTATCAATCTCATCTTCGCTATTACTACTAATCGATGGTGCACTTGCATAAGTTCTAATAGAGTTGGTTTGCTTTGTTTTCTGTGTTGTATCGATCGAACTTGATTTAAATTCGTCTTCAAAAGTTAACTCCACTAATTTCGGTTGTTCAAGCTTCACTGGATGTACTATGGAAGTACCGTTAACACATAAAACATCTTCGAATTCCAAAAGTTGAAGATTTTCTAACAACCTGGAGTTGAATCTTTGGACACTAATACCCAAAAGTTCACTCCATCCAATCGGTTTGTTAACAAATTCGGCGACGTTCGCAAATTCCTCATAAAAATTCGGAAGTACTTTTGCTTTCCAAGCGTCAACAACAGAAGACCAACGTTTCTTCAAAACTTTTGCAATGGTCGGTTTAGAAATGTCTTTGACCGCTTTCATCATATCTTTAAGAAAAATTGTGGTTGTCGCACGATTCGCCCAAATTTTACAATAGAGCGAAAATGCTACGACCATAAAATCTTCATGAGATATATCCCATTCTTCACGATAATTCTTATTACCAATTATAATACTACTAACTTGAGATCTCAAGAAAGAGATAAAAATGGTAAAAGTATTATTGTCATTATCTCTGGAAGCCCCGTACTTAAGAGCATTCTCAACTGGTCTTCGTTTGGTGATTACATACCGAACTGTAAGCCTATTGTTGAGGATGTCAAATACATTAGGTATCCTGACTAAATCGAGAATCTTGGATGGTATATGGTGAATGCAATTACCACCAAATCTGGTTCTAGTGAACTTGACACATGTGCTAATACCTCTAGTTCGAACTCTTTCAACGAAGATGTTAAAGTTCTTACCTTCAATCAACGATGTTGTGTAATAAGCAAGCCATGTATCATACGAGTGAATGTACTCCCTTGATAGATCACCAAAACCAAATATCACCTTATCTTTGACACGTTCAAACCTATAATAACCCCCGTTGCCAGTGGTCAAAAAAGGTAATTCTGTTGGCATATGTAAATAAACAAATGCTTCATCGAGAGAATGCCGTTCGAATATTTCTAACCAATCGGTCATTGTGATGTCATAAGCAGAGTGTACTGCAAAAGCTCTCTCAGCAGTGAAAGAACAACGCTGTGCACCTCTGACGCAACAGAACGGTGAGTAACCCCCACGTACAATGGAAGTACTTACACTAGCAGCGACGATCTTGTTTTCTTGTCGAAATTGATTGAAGGCATGGTTGCGAATGTGAGCAAGATACCTAGCTTCATCGACAGCGCTGTTTATTAGCAAACACGTATGATGTCTGCTGACGAAATTCGTTTTATTGAAAAAAGTGTTGATGTTCGCACCAATTTCAATACATTTTACGCCTCGACTAGCTGAATTAAGTCTAATCTTTGTGGCGTCGGTGTTATCAAGTTCCAATAAGGCTTTTGATATACCGTGTTCAGATCGCGTACAACGATCCGACATTACGATTTTTGTGGGGCACATTAAGTTGTTGAGGACATCTAGTTCCTCAGGGTCCAACAAAACATTAACCTCACGGGTGGCGCTAGCGTAAACCTTAGCGATACCCTTTAAATAGACTTTTCCAAT